ATCCAAGTTGCATAACTCTGTGCAGGATTGGGTCTGTCTAATAAATCATGTAAAGGTGTATGTTCTGTTTTAATCAACGCATGTTTTTTAATCATATTTGCCTTTATCAAAGAATCATCATTGACAATACCAGATGTTAATGCCTTGTATTGTTTAAGAGTATCTTCATCCTTTTTTTCGTATATAATATAAGGTACTGCAACTGCTGTTTTTGTAATTAGATTTACTATTGAGTAAATCGTTGGGTTTTTTTGATAACCTTTTCTTATATAATTATCATCATTCTCGTTATTAGAAATATTACCATTGCCCATGTAAGAATATATTGCTCTATTGTATTCAGGGTTTGTATTCTGCGAAAATGCTTTTATTGCAGATTGTATTCTTTGATAAAATGTAGGCATATATTTTTTTTTGTAAAGTTATATAAAATAAATAATTTTTTTAATACACAAAAAATTCAGTCTTGTTGCTGTATCTTGTATAGATACCATAACGTAAAGCATCCATCGTGTGATTGTATTTATCTCTCGGTTTATTTGTTTTAGTTCCGTCTTTTAACTCTTCCCAAATATAAAATTGATATTCGTGTTTTATATTTTTAGAACAATTAGAAACAAATATATCAAATTCTTTTATCAGAGAAATACCAGCACTTACACTTCCTTGCCCTTTTATACTTGGTTTTGCTAATATTCCTGATTGTCTTAGTTCATCTATTGACTTTGGTTCTGCTGAATCACAATAAAAAATACAATCTTGATAATTATTTTTTTTAATAAAATCTGCAATGTCTTGATTTGTCATACCAGTTTTATAACATACTTCCTTAATATATATTTTATTATTTATTTTTCTTATTTCAACAATAGCTGTAGGGTCATTAGAATAACCCCAATCTAAACCCATAAATATATCATCATTGTCAGGAAATTCAGAATAATCAATAAACGACCAATTATTAAAAATCATACCTTCAGAAAATGTTGCTTTTTCACCAAGACCATAAACACGCCAATATTGTTCATCTCTGTTTTTTAGTCTTTCTATTTCATCAATGATTTCTTTTTCTAGAAATGCATTGTCTTTATATGTTGAAATAAATGTTTTTGCATCTTCTCTCTCCATAAGTTCGTCATAAATCCAATGTATAGGGTCAGACGGATTGAAATCAAGTATAACCTCTCCTGTCGTTCTCATTATGAGCTGTCTAAAATCTTCGTATGTTAATTCATTTGCTTCGTTAATAAATAATATATTTCTTTTTCTACCTCTAATTTTTTGCGGTTCATCAACACTTATAAACTCGACCTTATGCTGTTGGAAATAATAAATCATTTCACTTTTATTCAGATAACCATTATAAAGAATACCTACACTTTCAAGTATACCCATAAAATCTCTAAATACAGATGCTCTAACTGCAGGTAATGTCTTTCTTGCTATTGTTATTGTTTGTGGTTTCTTCATGTCTAACATTAAGTGTATGAGATACTGACAAATTGCATACGTCTTACCTGACCTTGTACCTCCTTGAAATATTTTAATTCTTTTTTTGCTGTTAAGACATTGATAGAATTGTACGTTACATTCTATTTTTTTGACGGTTGCCATTGTATGATTTCAGTTTTTACATCGCCTTTATGTGATATTTCTTGCCTTTCTACATACCCTCTGTCTTTCGCTTTTGTCTTTAAGTAAAATATTGTTGCTGTAGGATTACCATCTTGTATCTGTTTAAATAATTGACTTTCTGCAAAATCTTTTGCTACATTACTTAAATCATCAACTTGTTTTTTAAATTCTTTGTCCTCTTTATAATATCTATAAAATGTAGTTCTATCTATACCTACTTGCTTACATGCAGTTGTAACCACACCAAGTGATTTTTCTAAAGATTCCAATAATGCTTTTTTAGTATGTTGTATTTTGTTGTTTTTCATACATCAAAATTAAAATTATTTTTTATATGTCTCCTGTATTATACGAGGAACTGTGTTGTTCCAGTTGATTCTATGGTGTAATCTTGGATGTATTGTACCAACTAATGATACCTTAACGCTAGATGGATTAAATATTAAAGTGTAAAAAGATTTTACGTATGTACCACCATCAAGATAAAATTCTGTAAGACCACCAGTATTTTGTTGTGTTTGTAATTGATTCAATCTTAATTCACATATCGTAAGAAATAAATCGCCTTTTGAACCAAAATGTACATACGTATTTACATCTTCGTTTATTCTACCTATAAATTGAAATCTTCTTTCTGTA